AGATTCTAGAAAGCAAGAAAGAGACGCAGAGAAAATATCTTGATGCTCTTGAAGAGAAGAGTCGATCATCTCTTGAGGGTCGTGAGGAAGAGATACGGAACAATGAAAAGGCTCGCGATTCTCTGTCCGCGATTGTGGTCAAGGGTGGTAACGTGTTGTCTGTACTTGGGAAGAACCGAGATCTTCGTCGCAAGAAGGAACAATCCATCAGCGACATGACCAAGATTAAAAACACCCTTGAGAATAAGTTCAATATTCTCACTGAAGAGACATCAATTCTTGTAACCACGAAAGATGTTCCCTGTCCATCATGTGGACAGTCTCTCACAGAAGAGCATCGTGAGAAAGAGATTGTAATAAAGAAGGGAAAGACAGAGGAAATTCGAAAGGCTCTTCTTGATGTTGAATCGCGCATTGCCGCCGAAAGAAAATTCATCACAGACAACAAGTTAGACAATATCGAAGTTGAGTATGAAAAGTTTCTGTCTGTTCTCAATGAACACAGACAAAAACTTGCCGTTGCTGAGAAGATGATTGAACGTCTCAATGCTGACATAGAAAAGATTAAAAAGTCTCAGCAAAGTCTGACAACTGAACAGGATGTTCTTGATGAACTTGAACAGAAATGGGAAGACAGTAAAAAGCATTATGACGAGAAGCAAGAAGAACAGAAACTTCTTTCCTCTGCACAAACAGTTCTGAAAGATAGTGGCATCAAAACGAGAATCATCAAGCACTATCTTCCTATCATGAATAAGTTGATAAATCACTACCTTGCATGTATGGACTTCTTCGTGCAGTTCAATCTTGATGAAAACTTTGGAGAGACGATTAAATCGAGGCATCGTGATGAGTTCACATACGCTTCCTTCAGTGAAGGTGAGAAGATGCGTATTGACTTGGCACTATTGCTTGCGTGGAGAGAGATTGCAAGGCTGAAGAACAGTACCAACTGCAACCTTTTAGTTCTTGATGAGGTATTTGATTCAAGCCTTGACTCAACAGGGATGGATGAGTTTATGAAACTTATCAAGAGTCTTGGTAAGAGATGTAATATATTTGTCATCTCACACAAGACAGATCAACTCACAGATAAGTTTCAAGAAGTTCTCACGTTCAGTAAGAAAAACAATTTTAGTAGGATCAATCGATGAAAAACTATTTTCTCAGAAGCAGATTTGCAAAAGCATGGCAAGTGGCAGACTCTCTTGCATCTCGCGGTTTAGTTGGTGCTAAAGTCTCTGAAGAAATTCGTGATATGCGAGACATATCGTGTCACGGTTCAGAAACTTTAGGTCTTGCTCCATGTGAAAGTAGATTGGAAAGCAAGAAGCATCCAAATTCATTCATTTGCGAGGCTTGCAACTGTGGAGACTTTTCACACACACAACTAACGAATCTTGATGAGAATCATTATTCTAAGTTGGATTATCCTCGCGTTCATTGCCCCAAGAATATGCCAGGGTTCAGCAATTACATTCCTTTGACAATATCAGAGAATAATATGAGAAAGAAGTTGATTGAGGACACATTTGGTGTAGATTACCTATCTCAACTCTTAGTAGAGAAGAAGGAGACAGAGAAGTGAGCAAGAACTGGAAAGATGTTGGTGGATCAGATCCCTTCGATAAGGGACATTCATCTTCTCGCGGTAGAAAGCATGAGCGACGAGGACATCGACATGAAAGCAAACATCACTTGAGGGATCTCAAGGATATGGTGAATGGTGGCGAAGAAATTGACGAAGACCTCATGGATGACCTTGAGGAGGAGGACTAAATTATGAAGATTAGCAAGAAGACATTTGACATCCTTAAAAACTTTTCTGGCATTCGTTCATCAATCTATGTTGACAAGGGTAGTGTGATTCGCACCGTGTCAACAGCAAAGAACATCATGGCAGAAGCCAAGGTGGATGAAAACTTCCCCAAGCCATTCGCGATTTTCGATCTTGGAAAGTTCATTGCCACCACAAGTCTGTTTTCGGAAGCAGACTACAACTTCGATGACAAGTGTGTGGTTGTCAACTCACAGAAGGGTGGCGAGATCCAATACTTCTATGCAGACGAGAAGTTGATTGAGAAGGCAACCCGTACTATCAAGATGCCAGAACTCAGTGCTGAGTTTGAACTATCGTCTAATCAAATTGCAGAGGTTCAGAAGGCTGCTTCTGTACTGCAACTTGATACACTTTGCATCAAGCCAAATGCTGCTAGTGGTATTGAGATTGTTGCATTTGACAGAAAGATTGGACTCAACAGCGCGTCGAACACCTACAAGGTTCCTATCAAAGCCAAGTCTGTGAATACAAGTGGTTCTGTATACATCGACATTGAACTGCTCAAGATGCTCACCGATGATTATGTGGTTGAGATCGGTGGTAGTGCTGTGGCTAAGTTCACTGGCACAAAGAATGGTGTTACCTATTGGATTGCTCTTCGTCCCGAAACTAAGTGAATGGAGTGAATAATGCTCGCTACAGACGAATATCTGTGGTCGGAAAAATACCGTCCCACCCGTATTGCAGATTGCGTCCTTCCGCAAGACATTCTCAAGACATTTGAAGAAACGATAGATCGTGGTCAGATTCAAAACATGCTCCTCGCTGGTGGTCCTGGTGTTGGAAAGACCACGGTTGCAAAGGCTCTGTGTGATGAACTTGGGTGCGATTGGATTTTGATCAACTGCTCCGAAGATGGAAACATTGACACCCTGAGGACTAGGATTCGGGACTTTGCAAGTTCTGTTTCTTTTAGTGGTGGTGCCAAGGTAGTCATCCTAGACGAGTTCGATTATTCCAATCCACAATCCATGCAGCCAGCACTTCGTGGCTTCATGGAGGAGTTCTCAAAGAACTGTCGGTTTATTCTTACTTGCAACTACAAGAATAGAATCATTCAGCCTCTTCATTCCCGATGCACAATCATCGACTTCCGCATTCCTTCGACCGAAAAGCCGAAGATGGCAAAGCAGATGATGAAGAGGGTGTGTGCTATTCTTGATTCGGAGGAGATTCAGTATGATCAGAAAGTCATTGCTGAATTGGTCATGAGGCGTTTTCCTGACTTCCGAAGACTCATCAATGATCTTCAGAAGTATGCCCTTGGTGGGAAGATTGACGTTGGTATTCTTGGCACTACTGCCACGGATAAGGTAAATGACCTAGTCGGATACATGAAGAAGAAGGAGTTTGGGTCGATTCGAAAGTGGGTTGCCAGTAATATTGACAACGACCATGTCGGATTGTTCCGCAGCATCTATGATTCGATCTATGAAATCCTTGAGCCTCAGTCTATTCCTCAGGCTATCCTCACTCTTGCAGATTACCAATACAAGTCTGCCTTTGTCGCGGATCAAGAAATCAATACGATGGCTTGCCTCAGCGAACTGATGGTTTCTTGTGAGTTCAAGAAATGAATGATTCACCATTTGACTTTCTAAACAGTATCAATCTCACCAAGAAGAATCTTATTCGTGAGGAAGGTAGAGGGGCATCTGAGTATGCCCCCTATCTCATGAATAGAGGTCTTTCACAGTTTCCTGATACCATAATGCACTCAAATGAGATGAATATGCGTGGTCATCTCGACAAGCAGATGCAGTATGAGTTCTTGCTCCATAGCATTAGACCGCGCAAGCGGGTTGGGAAATGGGCAAAGAAGGAAGATGCTGAGGTCACACAGAAGATCGTGGACATCTTCGGGTGTTCTGTGCGTAAGGCAGAGGAGATCAAGGCAACCTTGGACAAGAAGACCATTGCCAAGATCGTCAAGCGTGAATCTGAGATGCGTGGAGGAGTTTGAAATGCTAAATATTATCGATATTCGCAAATGTTTGATTGATTGGCGAGGTCGATATGGAAAAAAGGACATTAAGCCTCAAGGCAGAAGATTTACTTGAGGTAACATTGAAAGCAGACGACGACTTTCTTAAGGTGCGGGAAACTCTTACGAGAATAGGAGTTTCCTCTAAGAAAGAAAACAAGTTGTATCAGAGTTGCCATATACTACACAAACGTGGCAAGTTCTACATAGTACATTTTAAGGAACTATTTGCCCTTGATGGTCTACCTACGGACATTGATGATACGGACATCGGTCGCAGGAACACAATCGCAAATCTCCTTGAGGAATGGGGTCTTGTTGACATAGTTGACAAGAAGAAGGCGGGGGATCCTATTGTTTCTCTTGCTCAGATGAAAATAATCTCGCATAAAGATAAACAGAACTGGGAACTCGTACCTAAATACCATATAGGTAAGAAGAAGAACTAAACATCTAGGAGTCTTTGTTATGAAGCCAACGCTTACGCTGTGCATGATTGTGAAAAACGAGTCGCATATCATACTTGAGTGCCTCAACTCAGTATACAAGTACATTGACTATTGGGTCATCTGCGACACAGGTTCCACCGACAATACTAAGGAGATCATCACCAACTTCTTTAAGGAGAAGGGTATTCCTGGTGAGATTCATGACCACGAATGGAAGGACTTTGGTCATAATAGAACACTTGCGTTCAAGGCTGCTGAAGGAAAAGCAGACTACGCATGGGTGATCGATGCAGACGATTACCTTGAGGGTGGACTAGTTCTTCCGCCCACAACAGAGATCGATAGTTATGCTCTTCGCATCAAGCGTGGATCGTTCTTCTGGTGGCGCAATCAAGTATTCAAGTTGGATTCCAAGTGGGAATACAAGGGCGTTCTGCACGAATATGCGGCTTGCGAAAAGCAGAATGCGAAGATCATCAAGTTGGAAGGTAACTACAACATCTGCGCTCGTACCATGGGTGGAGCGAGAAATGTTGGTATCTCCCCTATTGAGAAGTATAGTAGGGATGCCGAAGTCCTTGAGAAGGCAATGCTTGAGGATCCAACGAATACTCGACATCAGTTCTACCTTGCACAATCATACTTTGATTCTCAGCAGTGGGAAAAGTCTGATGAAGCATATCGTAAGCGTGTAGAGATGGGTGGTTGGGAAGAAGAAGTCTTCTATTCTCTTTACCGCATTGCAATGATTGCGGCAATTACCAACAAGACATTTGGTGAGATCAAGGAGAAGTTCCTCATGGCATGGAACTATCGCCCTATTCGCGCAGAACCCCTCTACCAAATTGCAAAGATGTATCGATTGGTAAATCAACCAAGGCTTGCATATCTCTATGCGTCTATGGCAAAGACAATGCCTTATCCTAAGTTTGATATTCTATTCATTGATGAGGATGTCTATCGTTGGCAATGTGATGATGAGATTGCAGCAACTTCTTTCTATCTCCACAAGTATGATGAAGGTATTGCTGCATGTGAATCCTTGTTGAAGAATCCAACCTTCCCCGATACAGAGCGTCCTCGTATGGAAGCAAATCTTGCAAACTACAAGACAAAAATGCAAGAAATGGGTGGTGTTCTTCAAGCCATGCGAGATATGGAAGGACAAAAGCCAGTCGCAGTACCAAGCCCTACAGAAACTATGCTAAAGCAACAGGACGAGGAAATTGCAAAGCGTAAGCGGCTTGAAATGCTTCTTGATCGCAATAAGAACAAGAAAAAGTTCAAAACCCGACGATAAACAAGGGAGATTTATATTATGCTGAAAGTGTTCAAAGTGAACCCGAACGCTATCGTTCCATCTTTTGCGACTGAGCAATCTGCATGTTTTGATCTAACTGCCTGTCTCATGGGGGTGGAAAAGGTAAAGGCTTATACTCGTATGAATGAGCCTATGGAACTTTATTGCACAGATAAAGTTGAAATTCCAGCAGAGTTTCGTGTTCTTATCCCCACAGGATTAATATTCGATATTCCTGAAAATCATTCTGTTCGTGTTCATCCACGATCTGGTCTTTCTTTTAAGAATGGGCTTGTCACACAGAATGCAGAAGGTATAATCGATGCAGACTATGTGGAGGAATGCTTCGTCATGCTCAAGAACGATTCTCTTTCAAGAATCACGATTGAGCATGGAATGCGTATTGCTCAGGCAGAAATGGTTTGTAACCTTGACTACATTCTCGTTGAATGTGGCGAAAGACCTAGCAAGAAGACCTCAAGAGATGGTGGATTTGGAAGCACAGGAGTCAAATAAT